TATGGAAGTGTCCCTCTTGTAACAATTACAGGAAGTGGATCAAATGCAAAAGCAAACATAACTATTGATAATGGTGTTGCGACAGCAGCAACAATTTCAGAGTCTGGAACTGGATATGTTATTGGTGATGTTCTTGGCATTGGAACAATTGGAAATAATTCTCTAGGATCTGGAGCAAGACTTTCCGTTGTTTCAATTTCTACAACAACACAATTGATTCTTGAAAATGTTCAAGGAGATTTTGTAGTTGCTGGATCAGCTTCAACTGTTCAATATTTCAATAATTCCGGAATTACTACAAATCTAAATGCTTCTGCAGGTGGTAATGTTCAAATAAGTTCTATTGAAACTGTTACTGATGGAATGCACTTTGTCGTCAATCATAAAAATCATGGTATGTATTTTAGTGATAACTATGTAACTTTATCTGATGTTAAATCTGATGTTGTTCCAACTAGATTGAGTGTTTCACTTGATGCAACATCAACATCACCTATTCAAATAGATGATGTTACTAACTTCACTAACTTTGAAAATGTTGGAGTTGGAACTACAAATATTGGATATGCAAAAATTGGAGATGAAATTGTTTCATATACAACATCTTCTGGTGGAACATTGGGTGGAACAATTACAAGAAGTATTGATTCTTCAATTAGTAGAATTTATCCCGCTGGAACGGAAATTTATAAGTATGAAATTGGAGGAGTCTCTTTAAGAAGGATTAATAAAACTCATAACCTCAATAATACAACAACCTCAAATCCAATAACGTTTGATTCGTATAATATTAAATTGGATATGGGATCTAGTGGTGTTGGAAGATCTACAAGTGAGAGTTTCCCCAAACTTTATATTGGAGATACTAAGTCCACTGGTGGAAAGTCTGTAAGAGCGACTCAAAACATCCCATTTGAATTAATTACTCCAGTTGTACAAACTATGTCTGTACAAGGAACTTCTCTTAATGCTCAACTAAGAAGTACAACTTCTTCAAGTATCAGTGGATCAGAAATTCCATATGTAAGTTCTGGATTTGAAAATGTTACGTTAAATAAAACAAATTACCTTACAACACCAAGAATTATTGCTTCTAAGGTTAACGAAACTAACAAACTTTCAACAGAACCTGGAAACAAATCTATGAATTTGAGAATTAATCTTAATAGTGTTGATTCTAGATTGAGTCCTGTTGTAGATACTCAACGTGTTAGCACGATTCTAACTTCAAATAGAGTTAATGATGTGATTACAAATTATGTAACAGATAATAGAGTTAATACTATTTCAGATGATCCTACAGCATTCCAATATTTGTCTAAGAGTATTAGTTTAGAGAATCCAGCAACTTCCCTAAAAATACTTGTTAATGCTCATGTAAATACATATTCAAATGTTAGGGCATTCTATGCAATTGGTGAATCTGAAAGTTTTAGTCCAATCTACATTCCCTTCCCTGGATATAATAATCTTGATGAAAAAGGAAATATTATTGATGCTTCTAATAATGACGGATTACCAGATACATATAATTTCCCATTGACAAATCTTGGATTTGAATCTGATGAAATTGATTATAGAGAATATACTTTTACTGCAAATGATCTTCCATCCTTTAGATCTTATAGAATCAAAATTATAATGACATCAACTAATCAAGTTTATGTACCAAGAATGAAAGATTTGAGAGTTATCGCTCTGGCATAATATGAGACATTTAAAAGTTGAGGGACATTCTGATCTTTATAGAGATCCAAAGACTAACTCTATAATTAATAAAAATTCATCACAATATGGTGAATATATGTCTAGAAAAACAGTAAAAGAGGAAGAGAATCAAAAATTACAGAATCTTGAGGCAGATGTTGCTAATATGCAAACTGATCTCACTGAAATAAAAACTTTACTACGGGGTTTAACAAATGGATCCAAATGACATAGAAATTAAAAGTTTATCCAAAAACTTTGAATACCACAAAATTTCTAGTGAAATAGATAGTATGGATGACAGAGAATCTTTGAAAAACATCGCAAAGTCCTTTGCAAAACTTTATTATAAACAACAAGAGACTTTATCTATAATGGGTATACCTTCAAATGGCTAATCAGAACGTAACATATGATATAGCAGGAGGGGTTCCTTACGCTGTAAATTTAAAGATTTACGGTGGATCTACTTTCAGTGATAAGTTTACCATTATTAATCCAGATAAAACTGCTTTCAGGTTTGATACTGGTGTTGGAGCCACTCCAATGAGTCCAGTTGAGTGGACTGGATCTTCTGCAATGTCAAAAAGTGTTGCAGTGGGTTCCTCATTAGGTATTACAACTGCGTTTAATGTTGGATTTACTAGTGCTAGAGATGGTATTATAACACTATCTTTAGGTTCTACAGATACTAGGAATTTAAAACCTGGAAGATATGTCTATGATGTTTTGGTAAGTTCAGGAAATACTGTTTTTAATATTATAAGCGGTAATGTGCTGGTAACCGCTGGGATTGCATCCGCACTATAAATACTAGCATAGAGGTATAATAAGTAAATGGCACAACCATCTACTAGACAAGAATTAATCGATTATTGCCTGAGAAAACTGGGAGCTCCAGTTTTGGAAGTCAATGTTGCAGAAGAGCAGATTCAAGATTTAATTGATGATGCATTGCAATTTTTTTATGAGAGACATTTTGATGGTGTTCAGCAGGCATATTTGAAGTATCAAATTACTGCTGATGACATTAAAAGAGGAGAGGCACGTCCTCCAGGAGCATCTGGAAAAGATCAAACAGGTATCACTACCTCAACTGCAGAAACAAATATTGTTGGAACTGCAGTAACATTTAGTTACTATGAAAATAGTAATTATATTCAAATTCCCCCTTCTGTTATTGGGGTAAATAAAATATTTCAATACGATGAATCACGTTCTGCTAGTTTCTCAAATCTTTTTAGTTTTAAATATCAGTTATTTTTAAATGATATGTACCACTTTGGTGGTGCTGATTTATTATCATACACAATGAGTATGAGTTATCTTGAAACTATAAACTTTCTCTTAAATACTCATAAGCAGATAAGATTTAATCAAAGATCTGATAGGATGTATTTGGATATTGATTGGAGTCAAATAAAAGAAGGTGAATTCTTAGTCATTGATTGTTGGAGAACTGTTGATCCTTATGATTATCCTAGAGTATACAATGACTCTTTCCTAAAACCATATCTCACTGCTCTTATCAAGCGTCAGTGGGGACAAAACTTAATTAAATTTCAGGGTGTTAAACTTCCTGGTGGAATTGAACTTAATGGGAGACAAATTTATGATGATGCTCAAAAAGACATTGAATCATTGATGGAAAAAATGTCCAATACTTATGAATTACCACCTTTAGATATGATAGGATAAAGATATGCTCAATCCATTTTTCCTTCAAGGTTCCTCTGGAGAACAAAATCTAGTTCAAGATTTGATCAACGAACAGTTGAGGATGTATGGTGTTGAAGTTTATTATATTCCTAGACAATATGTTACAGAAAATACTATTATAAGAGAGGTTATTGAATCAGAATTTAATAATGCATATCCAATAGAAGCATATGTAAATAATTACGAAGGATATGGAGATAATACACAACTATTGTCAAAATTTGGGATTCAAGCAACAAATGAAATTAATTTAATAATTTCAAGAGAGAGATTTGAAGGATATATAACACCATTAATAAAAAATTTATCTAATGTAAAACTTGCAACAAGGCCTAAAGAAGGGGACTTAATATATTTTCCATTAGGAGAACGTATATTTGAAATTAAGTTTGTTGAACATGAACAACCATTTTATCAACTTCAAAAAAATTATGTTTATGATCTTAGATGTGAACTATTCAGATATGAAGATGAAGTTATCGATACTGGAATAGAATCAATAGATGATAGTGTTCAGAGTGTTGGAAATATTAAAACTCTTACTCTTTTAGGTGGTGGAACTGCATCTTCTGCTTTTGCAGGGATTGTTAACGGTGGTGTTGTAAGCATTAATATTACTGACAGAGGTGAAGGTTATCGATATGCTCCAACTGTGGCGATATCTACCTCTCCAGTTGCTGGAGGAAAGGCAATTGGTATTGCAACATTACTTAGTGGACTCACTAATTGTGACGGAACTCAAGTTGGATCAAAAGTTCAAGGTGTTCAAATCATAAACCCAGGATTTGGATATACTGTCGCCCCTGGAGTCGCATTTGTTCCACTTTCCACCGATCCTGGAGTTGGTGCAGCTGCTTCTACTATAATTGGAGATGGTGTGGTTGGAGTCGTCACTATTAGTAATAGTGGTTCTGGATATGCGATAGCACCTCTTGTCACTATTAGTAGTCCTGGAATTGGTACAACAGCAGCTGCTGCTATTGCTGTTATCAGTGCCGCTGGAACAGTCACAGACATCAGATTTACAAGCGCAGGATCTGGTTACACTATGGCACCAACAATCACCATTGCAGATCCTGCAACAGGGGTATCCGGTGGAACTTTCGTAGAAAACGAAATAGTAACTGGTGCAAACAGTGATGTCACAGGAAGAGTCAAGTTTTGGAATGCAGTAACAAATACTCTGAATATAACAGAGGTAACCGGAGACTTTATTGTTGGAGAAATTATCACTGGATCTATTGGAGGTGCTACTTATCAGGTAAGTGTTTTCCAGGAAGATAACGTGGTAGAAGCATTCCCAGATAACGATAATATACAAAATGAAGCAGATTCTATTTTAGATTTTAGTGAGGTAAATCCTTTCGGCACTCCATAGTATAAATATTAATTAAGGGTTAAGATTTTTTAGAAAGGTGATGCCATGTTTGAATATTTTTATCACGAAATTTTAAGAAAAACTATTATTGCTTTTGGTACTCTTTTCAATGGTATTGAGATCAAACATATGGATGCTGCTGGTGCAGTAACTGAGGTAATAAAAGTACCTTTAGCATATAGTCCTACCCAAAAATTCTTAGCTAGATTGCAACAGTCTGCAGAGTTAAGTAAATCAACTCAAATTTCTTTACCTAGAATGTCATTTGAGTTTGTGGGATTGCAATATGACGGATCTAGAAAAGTAACAACAACTCAAACATTTATTACAACAAATCCTGATGATCAAACACAGGTAAAAAAATCTTACATGCCTGTTCCATATAACATGGCATTTGAATTAACAGTATATACTAAATTGAATGATGATATGCTTCAAATTATTGAGCAGATACTTCCATATTTTCAACCATCTTTCAATCTTTCCGTAAATCTGGTTCAAGACATTGCAGAAAAAAGAGATATACCTATTATTATAGAAAACATCTCTATGCAGGATGATTATGAGGGAGACTTTACTACTAGAAGATCACTCTATTATACTATAAGGTTTACAGCTAAAACTTATCTTTTTGGCCCAGTTACTTCTGCAAGCAAAGATCTTATCAAAAAAGTTCAGGTTGGATATATTGCTGGAGATACTACAAAAACTCCGACAAGAGATGTTACATATTCAGTTGTTCCAAGAGCAACAAAAAATTATACAGGAGATTCAATTACAACATTGTCTCAAGATGTTGGAGCAGTTGCAAAATATGTTGAAGTTACAGATACTTCTGGAATTTCAGATGCAAGTTATATCGTTATCGATAATGAGCAAATGTATATTCTTGAGATTATTTCTGGAACAAAACTTAAAGTTGAAAGAGGAACAGACAATACAACAAAAGCAAGTCATGTTTCTGGAACTAGTGTTGGTTTGATTACATCTGAAGATAATGCTCTTATTGAAATTGGAGACAACTTCGGATTTGATGGTTCATTAATTTAATAATTAAAATGACAAATAAATTCGAAGTTTTAAATGATTCTTTTAATATTGAAGGAAAAGTAGTATCTAGTGAAATACAAAAAGTTGATACTCAAATTTCAATAAAAAAACAAAGTGATGATATAACAAAAGACTATGAATATACTAGAGGAAATTTATATTCTTTAATTGAAAAGGGACAAGAAGCTATAAATGGTATTTTGGAGTTAGCTCAAGAAAGTGAGATGCCAAGAGCATATGAAGTTGCAGGACAGTTAATTAAAAATGTTGCTGATGCCACAGATAAATTACTAGATTTGCAGAAAAAAATTAAAGATGTAAATGAAGAAAAAGATGCAAAAGTCCCTTCTACTGTGAATAATGCATTATTTGTTGGATCAACATCGGAACTGGCAAAGATGTTAAAGGACGGACTTAAGGAAGACACTAAATAAACACAGGAGATAAATCCTACAGTATTATTTACTAATAACTCCCCGTCTAATGACAGAAGATAATAAAAATTTGCCGTCAATAGATGACTTTCTTATGTATGAAGAGGGACTTCCCTCTGTAGAAGATTCCATTGAAAAGAACGAAGAAAAACTTCCTTCTGTAGAAGATTATATTGAAAAAGAAGAAGAAGAACAAGAAGAGATTCAAGAAGAACCTGTTGTAGAAACAGAGGATCTCACAGAAGTATTACGTCTTATTAATGACGTAAGAAGGGATATTCCTGATATTCCCGAAGTTAAGTATTACGATGATGAACTTGCTCAACTAACTGAGCAAATCACACAGATTCAAACCGAACTGTCAGAAGCACCTGAAGTTCGCTACTATGAATCTGAAGTAGAAGCGATATGTGAACAGATAGATTTTGTTAGAGCGCAGATCAAAAATTTACCTGAAGTCAAATACTATGACGAACAGGTTACTTTAATTGAAGATAGGATTGATACTCTTCAAACTGAAGTAGCAAATCTACCAGAAGTAAAATATTATGATAAAGAAATTGAAGCAATTTGTGGAGCCATCGATGATGTAAAGTCACAGATTCCCAAGTTCCCCAAATGGGTTAATGAGGTAAATGAAGTTCCAGATTTCTCATGGATTGGAAAGACGTTCAGTGTCATTGATGATGATTTTATAAAAATCAATGATGTTGTCGAAACTCTGAGAGAACGTATTAATTTCGATCTTAAAGAGATTTCTAATGATATTGATAATAAAAAGTTTGAATCTAAAGTTGAACTTAAAACAAAGTCTGAAGAAATTG